TGATAAAAATGTCATTATACTTGTCAAAATCAGTACCTTCTAATATGAATTCCTGATAGAGATTGTCAGCAGAACACATAAAAATGACACCTTTACGTATCTTTGTTCCGTGAACTTCATTATGTGCGTTTGCATAAGCCGCTAACTGAACAAAGTAATCATCAATCCACTCACGTTTCTTGGGTTTGTTTGTTTGCTTATGGTCCATAATAGCGTCACTGCCATCGTGTACACCTACTAAGTCTGTCGTCCCTGCATAAACTTTCGGATAATAGAGAGGAACTTCTGTACCCCAATATTCACTACATTTGATAAGACCTTGATTAATGATTGATTGGGCCATACTATGGCTTTGCAAGCTATACGGATTGCTTCCGGGCTCATTGAGTACTCCTGTCTTAATGTAATCTTCAAGCCACTTGTGCATTCGTGTTCCACGACCTGCGGCTTCTGTTGTGATTTCTTGTGCTTTTTGTACACCAACTCGCTTTCGCCAATTTTGTAGTGCTTGTTTGGATTCTTCACTCTTAGTAGCATCTAGTATTGTAGTGACACTAGGAAGTTTTTCGCCATCAGGTGTAGCGTATTTTCTTGACCCGTTTATTGTTTCCCTAAGCAAGGGAGCATAATTATATTTGTTTGGAATGTACATTGATTTATTATACGACAATCAATACTCAAAGTAAAGAAATAAGGGAGATTAGAAAAACTTATCAAAACTGAACGGATAAGGGTATACTTTATTTTGTAAGCCTATAGAACGTAAATGTGTGTTTAGTATTTCTAATATTTCAGTATTGCATTTATTTAGGAATTTTCTATGTATGCTTATTGTAAGTGGTTGATCTAGTAACATCTCCGAAAATTCCATATTATTCATTTCATATTGATTATTGAACCAAAAAGTGTTTGGATAGTGTCTAGTATGTTGATTTTCTAAATAATCATACACTATATAATTATAAAAAAGAAACTCAGAAGCCGGACTTGTATCCCCGTTCAATATAAAAGTCTCAGGAAGAAATAATTGCTTATACAAAGTTTCATAATTATTATCTTTTTCTAAATAACGCTTCAAAGGTTCCAATATCATTTTAGAAGGTACGAACCCGAATGGACTTGATTTTAGCAATTCTCTATTGAAAATCTTACTATATAGATAATTGGTATTATAAAATGTTTCATTGATAGGTTTAGGATGAAAAGATCCAAATGAATTATCCCACTCATTCAAACTACAAGGTTTTACGAATATAGTCTTAGCATCTAGTATCAAATAATCACTATCTAAATATCTAGCAATCAATAGCTTTTGAAGTTGCTGAGTTCTCCAGCCTATAGTTTCTTTTGACTTTTTCAAAAAAGCCGTAACTTTCCCATACTCATAATCTACCCTAGGTATTATTTTCAACTTATGGTTTTTGTAGTATGGTGACAACCATTTATACCAAAAATCTAAATCTACTTTTTCTTCGTTTACAATGATGTAATGAGTACAAGGTTCAAGAAATAAACTAATGCTTTCTGCTTGTAGTAAAATCTGATAAAAATCTCTGTAGCAAGCAATTGTTACTAAATTTTTCACACACGAAAGCTTTCACCGCAACCACAACGATCACGTTCATTTGGATTTCTAAATTCAAACCCCTCATTTAACCCATTACGCACATAATCAATCGTCATACCTTGAACGTATGTGCTACTCTTTGGGTCAACGTATAAAGCACAACCATTGCAGTCTACTTTAATATCGTGTTCTAGTGGGTTATCAACATACTCAAGTACATAAGCAAGACCTGAACATCCTGTAGTTTTTACACCTATACGAATACCAAGTCCCTTGCCTCGTTTTTGTATTGTATGTTGTATTTTGTTTGACGCTTTGTCAGTTATACTAATCATTGTGGTTGTTGCATTGCATTTTGAGCCATTTGTGCTACGATTTTTTGATTCTCATCAGGCTGTGCTTCTTGTTCAGGAGTTTGACCTTTGAATATAACGTTGTCACCTTGAATATTTTCAATACTTTGATTCAACGGAGGATTCTTAATCATTTTATACAAGTCTGACTTGTCAATGACTATATCATTATCTCTATAATATTGCAAGAGTTCTGGAACAGTCCAATCACTATGAACTTCACCGGAATCAATCTCACTCTTAAGTTGGCTAGTAGTAGCTACCAGCCTAATTAATAGTGGACTACCGGCAAATTCATACAATCGCATTGTTATCTCTTAGGGCGACCTGCACCACCTAGAGGTTCCTCTTCCGGGGCTTCAAGGTCAACATTCATTTCTTCTTCGCCACCACCTGGAAGTGGTTCTTGAACATCAAGTTCAGCACCCATATCACCGCCCATATCAGGGGCGCCGCCCATATCACCACCTGCATCAAACGCTTCAGCACCACCTTGACCGGTAATACCACCTAATGCAGATTTTAATGTTGCTTGACTTGTTGTCAATGCGGCTTGTAATGAAGTTAATGCTTCTGAAACTTGTTGATTAAATGTCGTGCTCTCGTTGACACCAATTTCACTTTGTACACCATCAGTCAATGCTGGTAATTCTTTTACCAACATATCAGAAACTTCTTCAACCATTTTCTGAATTTGGTCTACCATATCTTGAGCCGCAAGAACAACCTGTGACTTTTCAACTTCTTCATTCTCTACAACGATACGTGGTTTACGTAGGCTTATTTCAGCAAAATGCTTACTTAGAGCTTGTTCCATAAACACAAGTTTTAGATATGAAGAATTCTGTTGGCTTTCATAGAAACCTGTAGATTTCTTTGTTTCAGTCATTAGACCGCGAACTTTGTTAAGCATATCTCTTGATTGAGCATATGACATTTTACGAACATTAAACGGAACGTTGTAATGCTCTTTTAACGCTCTAGTTGCGTTCTCGATTGGGTTTTTGTCAAAATCAGTTAATTTCATAGTTGTATTCCAAGACTAATATAAAGTATTTATCTTTTTTCATTTAATGTTCGGCTTTTAACCCGAATCTTTTTTGTTGCCAATTGTAAGAATCCTGTATATATTTACTCAATTCTTCACTCATAGCAGTTTTCTGCAATTTATCTTGGTTAAGTTTTGCTAGATATATTAGCTTATCTTCTGTTTTTTTAGCTTTTTTAAACAATTTAGAATGAATAGAAATATGTACTTCTAAGCTACTCAAATGCATATCCAAGTTTATAACTCTGTCTGCTAATTGATATTTACCTATCTTATCTAATACACACCAACATACTGCATTTTTCATACTAAAAAAAGAGTTAACGTCATCTCCGTTATTTAACGATACAACTACATCCGTTGCATCTTTCCTTTTAATATGATATTTGTTAAACAGACTGTATGTACCATTAGTGTCTTTAAAAATCACAACATCTTGTAATTTAGCAAACTCTGAATTTGATATCATTTTATCTAATTTTTTATCAATTTTACTAACATCAATTCTCATTGTTTAATACCTTAAAATAAATATTTCTTAATTCGTCAGATGAATCTAAAAACGCGGGTAATTTATCCCAAGCATTTTTAGTTTTAATCATAGGTACACTATCACAGTCGGAATATAGTGATCCTAATTCAGAATTACCATCATTAAACACACTAGGGTGTTGTATATCAAAATCAAAGGTCCAGCAAATTACTTGCTCATCATTCTCTAATAAGAATCCAAAATTCTCAAACTCATCAAACTTAATCTTAGTAGATGTTGGTATACTAATGTTTTCCGGCTGACTACGTAGTGAAACAGCCTGCACAATCGTATCAAAGTTGCATTGTGTGTTTCTTTTGTGCAACCATAATTCAGCATCGTCTTCGGGATCGGGACGGCTTCTATTCACAATACCTGTTTGGGTGATATCAAACAGCGTATAACAACTTACTTTAAAACTCATACTTGTATTTAGAGGCAAAAAAAATCCGAGAATAAATCTCGGATTCGTTTGAAGTTAAACTTCTGATTAGCTTGCGCTTGTAGCTGTAGAAGCTAGACGGAAACCAACGTTAGTAACAACAGCGCCACTTAGGTCATAACCATTAACTGTACCTAAAGCACGAATTTGTGTTTGTAGTGCAGCCGCAGTATATGCGCCAACTGGATAAACAGCAACTGACATATTAGTTGTGTTTGCTGTAGCTTGAACTGCATAAATTGCAACTGTAGCTAATTGTTCGATAGAAACCATAACTTGTGCAACCATCTCGTCAACACCTAATTGTGCTGTTGGAGCGGCGCCTAAGTCAAAACCGAAGAAGTCTAGTGCTGGGCCATATAAATTAGTAGTCGTGCCGTCAGCAGATGCTGTTGGAGCTACTGGACCATTTTGTACGTCAATTGCGAATACTGGTTGTGCATCGCCGTGTGTTCTTGTAAAACCTGCCATAATGAAATTCCTTTAAAAAGTTTGAATCGTATAGATTCATACTATTATTTATGCCTGGCAAGAAAAAAAGTCGGTTTTGGCTATTGTCTTCCAGCCAAATTCTGGCGACTAAAGCCCATTCTATCTACAAATTTGAGTCCGTTACTAACAAAACCCTCTTGTGTTTGTGTACCGTCTTGCAAATAACCTTTAACAGGAGCTGTCATTGCGGCTTTATTTAACTGTTCTACAATGTTCATTTTTAGATTATAGATAGCGACCCATATGCTAAAAGCACCAACTAATCCTGCTTTATTAGCATTTAAATGCTGATTAATCTTCTCACGCATCTTATCAGTCATTGGTCTAGTCTGAACATAATCCATAAACCCTGCTAATAAATTGTTTAAATCACCTGCTACAATACGCTTATTAATGTACACAGTAAACAATTGATTAAAAGTATTTCTAGCTTGGGGTGCAGTACTCATTAGTTGTTCAACTGCTTGACCATGTTTCGCTATCTCTGATTGAGCTTTTTTAAGTAGACTCGAATTAATTTTTAATTTAGGTGTAACAGGCATCTTAGCAGGTAATATCGCTACATCACTGTTGTTCTTTAAGCTACCTATAGTACCATCTAAAGGAG